CTTCATATAATGTGTCTACTTGCTTAGTCCATACCAAATCCACATAATGTCTAAATTGGTCAAAATTAGATTTAACGTGTGAAATACAATTATTGAGTTTACCTAATCTTACATTGTACGGCTCTTTATCAATACCTTGTTTGAATGAAGCATATGGAATAGCATCCCACAATGTAGCTCGTACATTTTCTGCTTCAGTCTGACTCATTGTACCTTTAATTGCTTTAGATAAAATGCCGTTACCTGTTTGTCTATTAACTGGTTTACCTGCATAATCTGCAACTAATAGTTCACCATCAAATACCATATCATCTTTATAGAATTCTGCCATTTTAATAAATGGTACAGGGAATGATGGATTGGGAATAGTTAATTCTTTACCATTGCGTGATCTAAATTCTACTACGCCGGCTTTGACGATTGCGTTGAATCGCATTCCGTCGAGCTTGAGCTGACAAAGCGCGGGGAGTGCGATTTTGTCGACAAGCTTTTGGTCGTATCCAGAAGCCAACATAACTGGGTATGTCGAAATAATACCGGGCCAAATTTTATTTGCTGTGGCTTCGGAGACTCCGCAACGGAGGTCTTTTGCAATAACACGCTCAATGATTTTGGCATTTTCTTTACTCAAGTTAGATAGAACATTACGTAGATGTGAAATAGCATTATTGCCTGTTACTGTTCGATTAGACAATATCGATAAATCATCTAATGCCTGTTCCAAAGTTTTACTCTCTGAAACAAAATCGTAACTTGGAATTTTTCTAATATAGAATTGAATGAACGGGTCAAGTGCAAGATAGAAAACTTGTTTAAGTGTTTTGTTATCTTTGTTTTTAACAAGAATTGCTTCTTTAGCTAAACGGGAATTATCATTTGCTAATTGTTCAAATATATTATAGATCATACTCATTTTTTCTCCTTAACAATACTATTATAACACCATATTAAAAAGGTGTCAAGCATTATATGGGATAAATGGATTAAATTGTGGATTAATTGAAAAAGAAACCTTATATTTTGGTTCATTTGCAATTAACGTCTTTTTAATCTCTTCGATTTTCTCTAAACTAGCATAAACGCCTACAATATTTTTTCGTTTTACACGATTGATATTATCCAAATACTTAGCTTCGAGAATAAATTGGTTAAACATATTAAGCAGTTTCTTTAGCCATTGTAGTGGTGTTAGTAATAGCTTGATACATTGATTCAAACTCTTCGTGTTCCTCTAGCTCAAGACTAAAGTTTTGCTTGTGATAAACTCGTGCCATACGACGGAATGTCTTTTTGGACAATAGTTGTTTTTCACAAATTTCGTTGATAGCTTCTCGAATAAATTCACGTTCACCTTCGATGCGAGTCATCGATGAACTAACTTCTTTCATGCAGTCTAAAATTGCTTTACGATCTGCTGGGCTGGATGGGATTGTCATAATTAAATTTTCCTTTCAATATCATCTTCAATACAATTATCGCCATACTGGATTTCGATAATTTTCAATGGGACCTCAGCTTCATTGCAAAGCTGATGCCACTCTGTTTTGCTAATATGTAGACTTTCAAATTTCTCATAAGTCCCTTTTAGCTCAACATCTGTGCTTCGATTTAAACTATAAACCGTAGCTGTTCCTTCTGCAACAAACCAATGTTCTCCACGATCTTTATGTCGTTGCATGCTTAAACATTTACCAGGATCAACAGTAAGTTCTTTTAACTTTACTTCTTTACCTTGTTCGTGTAGTACTCGATAATAACCCCATACTCTATCTGTTTTAGGCGCCTTCCATTCTTGAAGAATCCAAGAACTAGAGTTCATTTTGTTTTCGCCACCTACACCGAATAAAAATTCTAGATTATCATCTATAATATCCATTTCCGGAATATTTTCTTTTGTACGATCTCCACCATTAGCAAAAATAATTTTTTCGGTAGGATATAACATTCTAACATTTTTAATGGCTTCTTTTGCGCTACCATCGTCATCATTAAATAGAATGCATTTATCAACCATTGCTAAATTTTGAACGATTGCAGTTCTTTCAGTAATAGGCATAAATGGTGTGCCTTTTTTACGCTTTAACCAACTGTCAGAATTTACACCTACAACTAGCAAATCGCCTAATTTTTTAGCTGATTTAAAATATTCGATATGACCAGAATGAATTGGATCGAAACCACCTGTTACTAAAACTATTGTTCTCATTAACGCCTCATGCTTGAAATAGATTTTGCCTCATCATCACTAAAGATAGGTACAGCATTGCTCTTGTGCATAGTACCAATACCGATAATGTTAGTGCCAGTATACTGAGGAATATCCTTAGTACGAACGGCACCACTATGACCGGTGTCTAAACTCTTAATGTGATTGCTTGTTTGTCTGCCCACAGGAGCAGATAAAGTATAAGATAAAGACTCGAATGTCTTTTCTACCTTTTTCTTTTGAATTGCTTGCCCGTGTTGAGCAAGTACTTGTTGCCAGCTGTCGTCAAGGTCACGAGCGCGCTTTGCTTCTTCAGCAGAACGATACTTGTGTTTGCCTTTTTTCTTACCGGTTGTAGATAACCAGGGCCCTACAATATGCATTGTCATAAAAACTCCATTACGAATAATTAATTATAACATCTTTTGACGATGTTGTCAAGTCTTATCAAAAGCCCTAAATTTATGTTCAAGAAACATTCTACTATCGTGATTAGGATCGTCGGGGATTGTTCCTTGATCTGACCATTGTTCTTTTGGCACAGAAACTGGTTTTTCTTTGAACCAGGTCAGGATGCGTTCAAAGAATCCGTCTTTTTTACCTTTGGTTCTCCTAGTGGAGGAATAATTGGCTTATTAGGTAGTAGACCAGGAAAAGCTTCTCTTACTAAATCTTCTTTCAATGATTTGTATTTAGTTTGTAGCTTTCTGTCTTTAGCTAGACATACTGCTTCAGCTTCTGTCCAATGAATGCCTTCAAGCAATTGGATAAACAACTGTTCTTTTCTAGCACGAGTCAAATTAATATCATTTTGTAACCAAATGTAGAAACGTCTAAATTCTACATAAAGATTTGATTCAGAATACCCCGCAGGAATAGATGTATCCTTCTTAAAAGGAGGCTCACCTTCAGGTAAACTCATTTTAACATTTGGATCGAAATTAATTTGTAGCATCCCTTTTAGAATAGGATGGTCATATGCTCTTAATGTTTTAATCTTGGCTTCTTTGGAGCCTGCCTTTTCAACTTCTTCAAAAATTTGTGGGATAGATGTTTTCACTTTAAAATTCCTCTATAACTTCTAGCATGTTCTTCATTTTATGTTCAACAAAGAAATTCAGTAACTTACTTTTATCTTTTGTTGGCTTATCGGTATAAGTATTTATAATTGCTTCTTTAATGTTTGCTGGGATGCAGTCAAAACTAACCAATTTACGATTCCGCTCATAGTTTTGTTTGAATTCTGTATCTTGAGGCATTGCATCAAAATCTTTATACCAAACATCTACCTTATCTTGTCTAATAGCTTTTTGACGAGTACCTGTTACGATACTATCATCTGCAGAAAGAACATTGGGAACACCATCACCCTTGTCACCTCGGATAATATGTTCAAACAGATATTTTTCTGGGCTAATGTCTGATTTCACATATTTCTTTTGAATAGGTGAGAACTGCTTAACATTCTCATACTTCTGTAATTGAATAAAGTCATGATCACCTGATAATACTAAGAATGGTTTTGGTTCTGAAAACAATACATTACTAGTGTCATTTGTCTGAGACCATTCTGCCAATACTGCAATCACGTCATCTGCTTCTGCACCATCGACATTAATTACTTTATATGGGAAGAATACATCAATCTCACTCCTGATAAGATTCAATGCTTCAAAAATTTGTTTCCAATCCAATCCCGATGCTTCACGAGCCTTTTTCCTACCTGCCTTGTAGAACTTAAATGCTTCTCTGCGCCAATAATTTTGATTGTCGCAAGCAATCACAATCTCGCCAAATTCTTTACCGAATTTTTGTTTATAGCTTCTAATAGAATTTAGAATCATATGACGTAGAAGTGGTACTTGCACCTCGATGTCATTGCGGCTGCCAATTTCCATCATAAGATTAGAAATGGCTGTTTGATTAAAGTCAACTACGATCATGATATATTTTCTTAAATTGCTAGATTTGGGGTTACTACTATATTATTTGTTGGTGGCGTTGTTTCAGTATTGGTTGGCGTAACTGTAACGCCGTTTATATCAGTGTATGCCACACCCTGTTCACGTTGCAGTTGTTCCGCCGCAGCATAAACTGCTACTTTTGCTTTAACATCTGATTTCAATGTTAGATCAAATACCTGATTACCGCAACCCGATAATAAGTTATAAACAATTTGTGTGATTTGCGATGTTACTGCACTTCTAATTGCCGCCTTGTTGACTATAGTATTAAAGTCTAAATTGAATCCGTCGATTGTGGTTTTAAATGTTGCTAAAGCTGTAACTACATCAGCAATACCCAATCCGCTTGTTAATTTTGCTGTAATAGCATCAATTAAGTCTTTGGTCTTTAATGATTCTGTTAATGCTTTAAGGTCAATATCAGGAACGTCACCGTTAGGTGTACATCCACTGCCCAATAAATCTTGCAATGAACACCCACCTGCACCCGCGGCGCCCACTGTTCCTACGCCTGATAATCTATCAGTATTTGTTTTAAACGTCACTAATGCTGCTCTGTTGGCAACAAGAGCAGCTTTTTGAGCTGTTAAAGTTACATCGCCCGGACTTGAAACAAGACCAGCATCAACAGTTGCTATCCTAGCATCAATACCTGCAATAGCTGCGGTTATAGATGCACCAACTGGATTTTGATATAGTTGTTCGCCGATTTTTTCCATAACATCTGAAAAATCACCAGCAGCCGCTTGAGCCGCATTTATAGTTGCAGTCACCTGATCAATTAGTTGTTTAATTTCCAATAACCCAGTTGGTATTAAACCGCCTTGTGCGGCCTGCGCTTTGCCTTGACTCAACTGAGAATAAAGTTGTTGTAATGGATTGCCGCCTATCTGTGATAAAATAATCTTGATAAGCGAACAATATGTTAATTTTAACACCGACATATAGTTACCTCATAATTCGTAAAATGATTGTATCTATATTTATCCTACCATTAACTGTCTGTTCTTTAGCCTTAATATCATTGATATATGTTCGCAACTTAACTTTACCTGCGCCCATCAAATCTTTAATTTGTTCTGCGGGTTTGCGCAAAGTCTTTTGCTTAGATTTATCGGGTGACCAATTTTGTAAGGCAGAACCTTTGACAGTCATACCTTTTGTGGACTCAGATGTGTAAACTGCTAGCTTACGAGTTTTAGTATTAAATACCCATACCTGTTCTGCACCTACAAGATCAATTGCTTTTGCAGATGTTAAACCAAGTTCTTCATCTTTAACCTTATACTTAAGATTTTTAATCTGTGTGACTGCAGGCTTTTCTCGTACTGCTCGGGGTTTACGATTTGCTTTCTTAAATTGTGAGTATTTCTCGCAATCAGCAATAAATGCTTCAAATAGCTTAACTAAGTTCTTTAGTTTACGCTTATTGATATTAGCATATCCCTCAATAGTCTGTGAATCTTTAGTATCAATGACTGCATTATATTGATCTAATTTTTTCTGTGCCCACTCTTTAATGTCTGAAACATATGGTCCAGGAATTTGATTAGATTTTAAATTATTGTATAAATTAATCTCAACATCATTCTTAATGAAGTCATCAATCAATCCTTCGACTTCGCCAATATACTCAGAAGTCTTTTCCTTCATTACATCTTGAATAGAAGGCTTTTTAACTGTGCCAATAGGCGTTACAACCTTAGCAACAGACTTTTTATTGTAGAATCTGTTTTTGCCTAACCGAATCAATTCATCAAGTGCATTATTAAAACCTTGCATATGAGTAGGTGATAATTTTGCGCCTTGAAGAACTAGTCTAGCAACCCAACCATACGTAATATGAACATCTTTATCTTCAATTTCAGAAAAATATTTCGCATCTTCTGGTCTATTATGTTTAATATAATATTCGTAATACTTGTAAGAGTCAGCACGAGTCTTTTCTGCAGAATACCAATTATTAATACGCATCAAGTCTGCGTTATAGTTTACAGAAATAGGATCAAGGTGCGAAACCGTAGGTTCCGAACCATATGTGCGACTCAAATCATGTTCACGTTTAGATGCCAATTTTATCCCCTATTGTAAATTTAATTTCTCTGATAGAATCATACCTACACGATCGCCATTCGTTTTTCTCTAAATCAAAAACAGAAAGCACGTCGTCATTTTCTTTTCTGACGCGATCTGTTTTCTTTTCTAGAATCGGTAACGATGATTCGATAAGAGTA